AGGATAACACAAGCCTACGGTAGATTGCGATAAGTGGTCTGCCGTGGGCTTGTTGCTGTTTTATAAAGAGAAAAGTGAGGAAAATAAAAAGAACAGTAGGTCTGACAGGAACACCTGTATCCAACGGCTTAATGGATCTCTTTGCTGAGTATAAGCTGCTGGATAAGGGAAAGCGGCTGGGAAGATTCATTACCAGATACAGAACAGACTACTTTAAGCCGGACAAGATGAACGGAGCAGTGGTCTACTCCTACAAGCCGCTCCCTTTTGCTGAGGAGGAAATCTATAAAAAGATTTCGGACATGACCATTTCCATGAAGTCTACGGATTACTTACAGATGCCGGAGAAGATCATGACGGAGTGCATGGTCACGATGGATGGAAAGGAAAAGAAAAAGTACGATGAACTGAGAAAAGAATTGGTGCTGAACATGGGAGAGGAGAATGAAGTGACTGCCGCGAATGCTGCGGCGCTCTGTGGAAAGCTCTCTCAGCTGGCGAATGGTGCAATCTACACCGATGACAAAAAGGTGCTGCCGTTCCATGAGAAAAAGCTGGATGCGCTGGAAGACCTGATCGAAGCAGCAAACGGAAAGCCTGTTCTGGTGGCGTACTGGTATCAGCACGATTTGGAACGGATACGGAAAAGGCTGGACGGGAAGAAGATCGAGTACGACAAAATCGACAGCGGAGAAAGTATCCAACGGTGGAATGCGGGTCAGCTTCCGGTCGGACTGATCCACCCGGCTTCTGCCGGCCATGGTCTGAACCTCCAAAGCGGTGGAAACTGCATCATCTGGTTTGGAATCACGTGGAGTTTAGAGCTGTACCAGCAGACCAACGGAAGATTGTGGCGACAGGGACAAAATTCTCAGACGGTGGTTATAAATCATATCATCACATCTGGCACTATAGACGAGAGGATTCTCCGGGTGCTGAAAGGGAAAGATGCAACGCAGGAGGAGCTGATCGATGCAGTAAAAGCAAACCTTGGAGGATGAAAAGATGGCAAATGAGTATGAACCGTATGAGAATCTGGCAAATGCAATCGTTGTTCTGGCAGCAAAGGACTATCGGGTCGCGCTTCGTAAAAGGAAGCGGCATCCGGGAAGTCATGAAGCACAGTACAGGGTCAGCAAGCTGGAGGGTTTCTTCCGCTCTGAATGGTATGGCATCCTGACAGATGTGGATGGGGAGTATGAAGCTGCCATTGCCAAGGCAGAAGCGGATAAGCAGGTGGCGATCACCAATGCAGAGGCGGAAGCACAGAAAACTTCCATTGCCGCAGACGCACAGGCAGAGGCAAACCGCAAACTGGCAGAAAGCCTGTCCGATACGCTGATCGATTACCAGAAGGTTCAGAAGTGGGATGGCAAGCTGCCCACTGTGAGCGGCGGTAATGCACTGGTCAGCATTGACTCGGCAGAGTAAGAAACACGATATATGGCAGGGCTTCGGCTCTGCCAATTTTACATGAAATTTATGGAGGATTACGATTATGGCAGTTACGAAGAAAATCGAGATCGATGGCAAGGAAGTCACCTTTAAGGCAAGTGCCGCTGTACCCCGCCTGTACCGCATCAAGTTTGGCCGTGACATTTACAAAGACCTGCGCCAGCTGGAAAAGAGCGTAGGAGAGAACGACGAGGACAATTCCAACCTCGACCTGTTCAGTCTGGAGATGTTTGAGGACCTGGCATGGCTGATGGCCCGTCATGCAGACCCGGCCAATGTGCCGGACAGCCCGGAGGAGTTCCTGGACCAGTTCAACACCTTCTCCATTTATCAGATCCTGCCCCAGCTGATCGAACTGTGGGGTCTGAACGTGCAGACGGAGGTGGAATCCAGAAAAAACCTCGAAAGAGTGAGCGGGAAATGACCACCCCGCTCTTTCTGCTGCGTTGTGTACAGCTCGGTATCAGCATCGCCGACCTCGACCTGCTGACAATCGGGTTGGTCAATGATATGTTCACAGAGCGGCAGAATGACGACTATCCTTACAAAGAGCTGGCATCTCAACATGATATGGATGTCTTTTAGCGATAGATTTTGAAAAACAGACGACCGTGCTTATATTGTGAATGAAATAAGCACAATCGTCTGGCAATGGGTATAAAAAATCCCCCAGCCGTGCACAACTGGGGGAGAAAGAAGGTGGCCCGAAGGTCATCTTCCCGGTCTCGGACCTCGCAAGGTTACCGAAACCTGATCATCATCAAAGTATAGTCGATTAGGCAGAAAAAGTCAATCGGACTTTTCGTGCTTCAGAACTCTCTTCTGGGCAAGTTCGTACACTTCTTCATCAGCACGGACTCCAATGACAATAATCATCATAGATGTCTCAGTACGTCGAAGCTGATAGACAATGCGCAGACCCGCAGAGCGGAGTTTGATTTTCAGAAGTCCTGCAAGGTTAGTGCTGTTGTGATTGCCGAGCGGTTTGCCGTAGCCCTGTTCATCAACAGGCAGTGGATTTTGCTGAACTTTTTTGATGGCTTTCAGAACAAGATTGCGCTGGCTACCATCTAAACCTTTGAGGTCTTTTTCTGCTTCAGGGAGGTATTCAACTTTCCAGCTCATTCGATTTCTACCTCGTCAAAACCGGCGAGATCGTCTTCTGTAACACCGAGACGGCGGTTCATTTCTTCCTCAGAAATCAAAGAGGTGGGATCAAAGTGTGCCATACGTTCAGAAGCAACAGCCAGCAGACGAGCATCATTTAATTCATCCATTAAACGGACATATTCGTCCGGGGAGATGAGAACGCATTCGGCAGCATTGTTTTTCATAACAACCTTGGCACCGCACTGCTTGACATCTTCAAATATTTTTCCGGCAAGACCACGGTTGAATTGGGTGATTGGAACAGTGTTGGTAATAGCACTCATAACAGAAGCCATAATCGTCAACTCCTTTCTTTGATTGCATTATAGCACACGTTTGCAAAAATATCAACCGGTTAGTCGATAAATTTGCTGATAAATATATTGTATGCTGAAAGGATGACTTTGATACACAGCTAATAGCATTTTTTCCTTTAGCCTGTCTGCTTCGTGCAGATGGGCTTTTTTCATGCCTGCGAGGAGGTGGTTACGCAAATGGCATCCAGAATCCAGGGCATCACCGTTGAGATCGGCGGCGATACCACAAAGCTCTCCAAAGCACTGGAAAGTGTAAACAAGTCAATCAAGGGGACGCAGTCCGGACTGAAGGATGTCAACAAACTCCTGAAGTTGGACCCCTCCAATACAGAACTGGTCGTCCAGAAGCAAAAGATGCTCAAGGATGCCATTGAAGCCACCAAGGAAAAGCTGGCAACGCTGAAGACTGCCGCACAGCAGGCTAATGAGCAGCTTGCCAACGGTGAGATCACCCAGCAGCAGTACGATGCTCTTCAGCGTGAGATCGTGGAGACCGAACAGAATCTGCGATCCTTACAGGATCAGGCGGCTACTACCAATGCGACGCTTGCCAAGATCGATGAAGCTGGAGAAAAGCTCCAGAACATCGGATCTTCTGTGGAGAATGTAGGCAAGAAGTTCCTTCCGGTGACTGCCGCTGTGACGGGTCTTGGCACTGCCGCAGTGAAGACCGCAGCCGATTTTGATTCCGAGATGAGTAAGGTCTCTGCCATTTCCGGTGCGACCGGGGATGACTTTGACCAGCTCCGTGCGAAAGCCCGTGAGATGGGTGCAAAGACCAAGTTCTCTGCATCCGAGGCAGCTTCGGCGATGGAATACATGGCCATGGCCGGATGGAAGACTTCTGACATGCTGAACGGCATCGAGGGCGTCATGAACCTCGCGGCCGCTTCGGGTGAAGACCTCGCTACGACTTCAGATATTGTTACCGATGCCCTTACCGCGTTCGGCTTATCCGCTGCGGATTCTGGGCATTTTGCCGATATCCTCGCAGCCGCTTCCTCCAATGCGAACACCAACGTCTCCATGATGGGCGAGACGTTCAAGTACTGTGCGCCTATTGCCGGTGCGCTGGGGTTCTCGGCAGAGGATACCGCAGAAGCCATCGGACTTATGGCAAACAGTGGTATCAAGGCTTCACAGGCTGGTACTTCCCTTCGTACCATCATGAACAACCTTTCCGGTGAAGTGACCTTTGTTGGTAAAAACATCGGTGAGGTCACGATTGCGACCAGCAACGCAGATGGCAGCATGAGAAGCCTAAACGACATCCTTGCGGACTGCCGTGTGGCATTCTCCGGGCTGTCGGAATCTGAGAAGGCAGCCAACGCAGAGGCACTGGTCGGTAAGAATGCCATGTCCGGTTTCCTTGCCCTGATGAATTCCAGCGAGACGGACATCAACAAACTGCGTGGTGCCATTGAAAACTGCGATGGCGCATCCGAGAGCATGGCAGAGACCATGCAGGACAATTTAAATGGTCAGCTTACCATCCTGAAATCTCAGCTGGAGGAGCTGGCTATTTCTTTTGGCGATATCCTGATGCCCACCATCCGCAAGATCGTATCTGCCGTGCAGCAGTTCGTGGACAAGCTGAACAGCATGGATGAAAGCACCAGGGAAACGATCATCAAGATTGGACTTCTGGCGGCATCCATTGGTCCGTTGCTTATTGTGCTGGGCAAGACCATATCGACCGTCGGCACAGCGATGCGGGGATTCAGTTCTCTTGCAAAGGGTGTCCGGCTTCTCATCACCCATGTGGGCAGTGCCAGCGGTGTGTTCAGCAAGCTGGGTGTGGTTCTGGGTGGTCTGTCCGGGCCGGTCGTAGCAGTGGTGGCGGTCATCGGTACGCTGGTGGCGGCGTTCATGAACCTCTGGAACACCAACGAGGAGTTCCGCACTGCCATTACCGGCATCTGGAACGACATTGTTTCCAAGGTGAAAGGCTTCTGCGACCAGCTGACACAGCGGATCAACGGGCTGGGCTTTGATTTTAAGGATGTCACTGAGGTACTGAAAGCCGTCTGGGATGGCTTCTGTCAGGTGCTTGCACCGCTGTTCGAGGGAGCATTCCAGATTATGGCTACGGTATTGAGTACGGTTCTGGATACGCTGCTCGGTCTGTTCGATGTCTTTTCCAATGTGTTCTCCGGCAATTGGAGCGGTGCATGGGAAGCGGTAAAGGAAATCTTCGCCAGCATCTGGGAAGGTGTGAAGTCTGTATTCTCCACGACGCTTACCGCACTAAAGAGCGCACTGGATGTGTTCCTCGGTCTGTTTGGGACAGACTGGCAGACGGTCTGGGGCAGTATCAAGAGCTTCTTCGAGACCGTGTGGAGCGGAATCAGCAGCTTCTTTTCAAACACAGTTTCCGCTATCCAGAGTGTGGCAACGACAGTATTTACAGCAGTTTCGAGTTTCTTTACGACTGTCCTTACGAGTATCCAGACGACCTTCAGCACCATCTGGACTGCCATTTCTACAGCAGTTTCTTCCGTGCTGAATACGATCCATACCACGGTGACAACTGTGTGGACGGCGATCTCGACCGCGATCACTACGGTCATGAATACCATCAGCACGACCATCACTTCGGTGTGGAATGGCATCTATAACACCATGAAACCTCTGTTGGATGCGTTCAAATATTTGTTTGAGACCATCTGGCAGGCAATACAAATCCTGATCGGTGCGGCATTGACCGCAATCCAGACGAAAATCACTTCCATCTGGAACGCCATCGTTGCATTTATAACGCCGATTTTGACCGGATTGCAAACAACTTTCTCTACGATTTGGACAGCCATCCAGACCGCGATCTCCACCGCGTTGACTGCGATCCAGACCGCAGTGACTACGGTGTGGAACGCCATTGTATCGTTCCTATCTCCGCTGCTGATTGGCATCCAGACCCAGATGAGCACGGTATGGAATGCGATCAAGACAGTCATCTCGATGGTCCTTTCTGCAATCCAGTCCACTGTTTCTTCCATCTGGACCGGCATCAGCAGTACGATTTCGTCCGTTACCGCTACGATCCAGTCCACAATTTCTGCTGGGTGGAATGCGGCAAAGACTGCGGTTACTTCTTTCAGCAACAGCGCAAGGGATGCGGCAATCAGTGCTTTCACTGCTATGCATAGTGGCATCATAAGTACGGTCGGAAACATTCGTTCCGCAATTGAAGCAGGGTTCAACAGCGCAGTTGCGTATATCAAGGGGCTGGCAAGTCAGGCTTTCTCTTGGGGTGCGGATATTATCGGGAATATCGTTTCTGGCATTCAGTCGAAGATCGGAGAGGTGACAAGTGCCATCAATGGTGTTGCGGATAAGATTCGTTCCGTCATGCACTTCTCAGTGCCAGATGAAGGTCCGCTGTCCGATGCCGATGAGTATATGCCAGACTTTATGAAGCTGCTGGCAAGTGGTATCAAGAAAAATGTAAAAGTTGTAGTTAAAGCCGTGAAAGGTCTGGCTGGGTCAATGAGCAATAACCTTACGACCCCTGTGAATTCTCTGGGAGACTGGATGGATTCGGTGGTCGGGGGCTTTGCTGCAACAATCAGCAGAAACCAGAGCGGAATCGGTTCGGCTGCACGGAGCGTTGGCAGTAGTATCCAGACTCAGTTGATGTCTGGCCTTTCCGGTGTGAAAACACAGTTTCAACAGCTCTGGACAGACTTGCAGGGCATCACCAAAACCGCAGTCGGCGGCATGAGTGATGAAGTAAAGCAGGGTTTTGCGGACATGAAATCTTCCATTGGCGAGCTGAGTTCTCAGACCAGTTCCCTTGGAAATTCGATCCGAAGCCTTGGCGATACTTTCAACTCGGATTTCTTAAAGAGTCTGGGCAATGGTATCAGCAAAGTCGGCGATACGGTCAATACGGTCACGGGGCTTGTGGACAAGCTTGGTTCCATGAAGAGCACCATCGGAAACATTGGTGATACCATGCAGAACCTCGGCAATGTCCTCGGTACAGAGAACGGCGGTGGTCTGTTATCCAACATCGGCAGTTTCCTGTCAAAAATCGGCAGTGCAGATGGCGGTCAGATCGTGTCGAACTTTGGCAATCTGATCTCCGGACTGACCTCCAAAATGGGCGGTCTGGGAGAGGGAATCTCCGGCATCATCTCGAAGCTGGGAAGCCTTGGCTCCAGCGGTGGGGGAATCCTGTCGAATCTGGGCGGACTGCTCTCTGGTGTGGTATCGAAGATCGGCGGCTTAGGCGGCAGTCTTTCCGGTATCGTATCGTCTATCGGTTCTTCGCTGGGCGGTATTGCCGGTACAGTCGGGACAACACTTTCTGGTTTGCTCGGTTCTGTCGGTACGACCGTATCTGGTCTGGCGGCAGGTGCGGGTACGGCTCTTGCAGGCGTAGCAAGCTCCGCAGGTGGTTTCCTCGCATCCGCAGGCACAGCACTTGCTGGTCTGGCGGGGCCTGGCGGGAACGCCCTGGGGGGGCGTGGGGGGGGG